CCTACGGCCCCCTGGTTATTCAAATGAGCTACACCCCCATTCCAATAAGTAGAGGCTGCATGAATCGTACTTGCTCCCGTGTTGACCAATCCAAGATCAAAAGCGGGACCTTGTCCCGTGGCAGTCGTCGCGATGCCTCCAAATTGATGCGGAGCATCCTCCTTCCAGGGTGTGCGAGTATCGCGTCGTGCCCGGATCAGAAATTTTCCGGTCGTAGTTGGCGTGAAACGAACGGTCTTGGCGCGTGTATTACGATTGGCAATGGCGCCGAAGATTGTTCTGTCTTCTGGGGCAGAGGGGAGGATTATCTCGGACTGGTCCGTTGGCAGCGGATCGCTGCCAATGGGTATGCCCAGTGGTAATCCGTCGTCATCTGCCGGGGTGACTTCGATTTCCATCGTGACATCAAATCCCTTGAGGGTTTTTCCATCATCTGCATAAAGCCCACTCTGCGCGACAAAATTGCAGACGATCTCGCGGGTATTGGGGGCAAATACCTCATCGTCAAAAAAGAATGGTCCCACCCATTCCTTGTTCGGCACTTCGATAGAGGCTCTACCATTGGCAATGACGCCATTAGTTCCTCCGGCTGAAGAAGCATCGATACCCGCAACATATGTATCGATGCGATCCCACTCTGTTTGATTCCCACTCACGTCTAAAACGATCATCAAGGGATCGAAACTCGGTGCCCCCGATGGTGGAATGATGTCAATGATCTCATAATCGCCCGTTAGATCGGGTATGGCCCCCGTTCCATTCTGATAGGCGCACCAGAACTTGGTTACGTTTAATAGATTGACTTTACGATTGGGATCAATGAACTGCGTGCCTGTAGGTGTATTCACCGTCTCGGTAGGCGCATTCAAATGGATGATGTCTCCCACGTCCAATTTTTCTAATACTTCAGATGTTCCCGTGCCGATTTCAATTTGTCCCTCCCCTGATCCATTATTTCGAAAGTGCGCCTTGAACCAAAGCCCTCCGCCGTTTCGATCTGGCTGTGCAGATGCTCTATCCCCCAGAACCGTGAAGTGATTGTCCGGATGACAGATCTGCCCATTGACCGCACGTAGTTGCTTAACGTTGTATACGGGGTCCGCGATGAAATCTCCGATTTGAGTCTGTCGGATGCTGGTTCCTTCGACCCCCGTGGGAATGTTTCCCGGTTCATACACGGCCACAGATACGCCGGGAATCTGTGAACATAGCGTATCTTCCTCACGGATGTCCGTAGCTGTAATGATACCTCTACCAATACACATATATGAGATCTCGGTTTCCCGATTATCCACATATACGGTATAGGGCAACATAATTAGATCTGGAGTAGATCTAACCATTCCATAGATATCTGGAATGCGTTCTCGTATCCGAGCCTTGTTCTGTCTATCCGATAGTACGTTATTGGGAGAACCTGTGAGTTCTCGTAGTTGTGCAGGTCGCTCTCTGTCTTTGCCAAACAACTGATCGACGGCCCAGGATATGGTAAGAACGGCCACCAATAGTGATCCGGACACGACGACGTCGGGGGCTGCTGGATAAATGACAACATAAAACGTGCCGTCCAACGATTCTAAGTGCTCAATGTCGGCATCTGTTCTAGGAGTGACATCATTACCCTTGACTACCTCTTCATGATAAATGCGTCCAGTCTCTGGGAAATGCTGACCGAAGTGCCCCTTCAAGAAAAAGCAGACCGATTCTACCTGATGCACAGAACAGGTAGACGGATCGAGAATATTCTCTAGCAGTATGACTGTCTTCATCGGTAATAATCTATTTCTGTAAACCCAACGGAAACTTTAGTTAAAGGTTGACACCAAACACCCTCTTCATTCAAATGCAGTACTCGACCATGAATGAAGACTCCGACGTGAGGGAGAGATTTGGAACGTCGCATCAATACTAAACAAGGAGATAGTGGGGTATCCAGTTTGGTCAAGCGATCGGCATGGCCATCGACCGTATTTTGAAGTATATCCTGCCGGAGTCCGTTCAACTGGGCATTTATGGTTTGCCCGGTCAATTTTTCCCAGACTTCGCATGCAAAATGCCAGCAGTTATAGTTTCGAAGATTGAATGTCCGATCTAGAAATTCATCGACTGAAAAACTCATACCACGCCCTCTAACATGGGAAAACGTTCCACGCGATAGGTGGCTCCCGTGCGCGACAAATTGAAGGAGGCAGCCTGGGCGCGAAAAACAGATCCTTCGCGAGTGAGTGTCATTCCATTCACCGTTAGTGTCACAGGCCCAAATAGGGGGGCCGACAGATCATCATGTCTGTATGTACGATATACCACCGTGGGCTTGGTCTGGAAACCATTGGCATCAGATACTGCATCGAGTTCTTGCTGCATTATTTCCCCGACGTCCCCGAGGGTGATTTCGATTTCCTGGTCCATATCTGTACTGGCACTCAAGGGTACCAGTCGCATTGGAACATACTGATAATCGAAGGGCCCCGCGGGGCCCTCATGGGTGACGGATACGCCGGCCACGGCATTTCGTACGATGTTGTACGTCTGGGTGAAATTAGGATGACTGATCTCCACCAGATCTAATTGTACTACATCTGGCCGGGTATTGAGAAAGAACTCTGAGTAAGTGCTCATTCCGGTATCAGAATCGCCGCACCATTTGCGGGGAAATAGGACTGGGAGCTAGTGCCGTTCAGAACAGTCCAGTCAGAATTGACGGTAGCTGCATTTAACAAGGTTCGAGTGGACCCATTGGGTGCAGTGTCAATGGTATATGTACCATCTAGATCGATGTCATTGCCTTCCAGCGTGACAGAAGTACCGGTGAGAATTACTTGGCGGCCTGTCGGGAATTCTGAAAGATCCCCCGTGGGAAATTGGCTATTACCGGCATCTACGAATTGGGCCACCGACACGTTTTGAAGAAACAGATCAAAGGATTTGGTGGGATTCGGAGTAACCTCCAATACGGCCTGCATTCGAAACATTTCGCCTTTTTGTTCAATGAGTTGTGGCAAACTGTCAATGCAATGACAAACATGGGGCATTACAATTTCAGCGTCACTGAGTAGATTCATTTTGAATGCAGATGAACCTCCCCGAATGCGGTCCCGAAAGAAACCAGTGAATTTGCTATATTGATTCTTTACAATGATCCATTGTACGGTGATGATGTGAGATTTGCCAACGACGTCGTTGCGGTAGCGGGCAGCTCCGCCGTCCAGATCGACGCGAATGATGCTATAGCCGGGATTGAAGTTGTAACTGTCTCGAACAGGATCGAACGGTAGAATACCGAGTGCCACTTAACGTCTCCGTGTCGTATTAGTGTTTTTGCCCAATGCTTTCGACGTGCGGCTATTGGGCGCCGATAGATCCTGTGCTACTACTCCAGGAACGTCTTCTCGAATTGCTCTTCGGATCATCACGTCCACCTCATTAGGCGACAGCGAACTGGTTTCTACGATTACACCGGCATTGTTATGTATGTTCACTTGAACACCATTTCCACCCTTGAAAGGGTCTGCCCCACGATTTATGGCCTCCAATTCATTTCTATATCGCTGGGTGGCATTCTTGTTGACGACATATTCTTGACCGTGGACCACACCTGCTACTTGATCAGCGCCCATGTTTCCGGTATATCCGCCCGATGCGAATCCGAGTGCTTTTGTTCCTGCTTTGATACTAAATTCGAATAGTGCAGACAGAGAACGCTGTGCTAGAGACTGTGCGATGTTTTTCAGTGCGGCGCTGATGTTTTGCCGGAAGATGATGGCATTGGCCGCGGCATCGGCGAAACTTTGGCGAAAGCTGTCTCCGATACTGGTCATTTCTCTTCGAAAATCATTTAGCCCAGAAACTTCATCGCGGACCTTTTCGGCTAGATCTGGGTTTGTTAATTTACGGCGTTCCAGCAAATCGGTCAGTTTTTTCTCCTGCTCGATCCGTTCGTCAGTATAAGTAATTGATTTAATTAGTGCATCATCCTGCTCACGCAGCTGGCGAATTGCTTCACTGCGTGCCTCTGCTTCTCGATCCCCCAGTTCGCGGCTCTTGTCCGCCTGAAACTGTTTGCGTAATTGAACGGCAATGGCAGTATTCTGATTTCCCGTATATTCAGGCTTGGATAGTCCCTGCAGCTTTTCCAATACGGCACGATCTTCCGCATCTTGGAGCGCTGCTGCAGCCATCTGATTTTGAATGTTCTTGATTTGTTCGGAGACCGCTTGTTCCGTTTTTAGTCCCAGATTACGGGCAACCAGTGTGCGGATCTTTGCTTCCTGCGTATTTCCGCGCTTAATTCCAGCGATTAGACTAGTAACGCGCGTTTCAATTTCCCTTTGACGGCCTTCTGCAATGTTAAGAAGTCTGAATTCGTCATTTAGTTCTTTGATCACGTCTTCCGCTGTTTTGCCGCGCTGTCTCTTCTCGGGTGCAGTAGGAACAACGGGGCGCTTGAGAAGATTCAGTGAGCGTTCCTCATCGTCCATGGCTGCGTATTGCGGGCTGCCAGGAAGAAAGGGAGCTATGGTCTTATCAAAATTATTGACGCGATCGAGTTGTTCTCGTGCACGACGTTCTTTGGAAACTTTTTCTCCTGCGGATATTGCGGTTTTACTCAATCCAATTGCTACGCGTGCTGCAGCCACTGTACCACCTAGACCAGGAATGCGAGAAGCAATCTCTAGGATCATCTCTAAGCTAGAAGAAAGTTCCTTTTTCCAATCTATGGTAGTATTTAGTACTTGATCTAGTCCTAATAGCCATGTATTGAGTAAACTACGGTCCCACACCTGTTTCGCAGCCCGACCCAGTCCAATCGCGGCATCCTCCAGCGTCACCATTTTTTCCTTGGACAATACAATTTTGTCCGAGAATTCAACTAACGCGACAGTGGCTATGGCCAGAGTAGCCGCAACGGCCGTGAAGGGGTTGCTTGCGGCCAATGCAAGTAGTTGTTTTGCTGCGTATTGTGCAGTTACTGCAACACCGACACCGATGATACCGATTAGCGTCTTGCCAGATTTTATTACCAGATCAAAGTTATCCGCTAAATAGACCAATCCTGCAGCCATCTTGCCCACGCTATCCTGGAACCGTTCGGCGGCCAATTGAGCCTGATTCTTGAATATCTCCCACGCCTGAGCAAATGTCAGGCGTAGTTTAGAAAACTGTTTATCGATCTTCTCTGAACTTTTTACAATTGCGTCAAAAACTAGTTCCGTGGTTAGTGCTCCTGCTTTACCCAATTCACGTAGTTGCCCAATGGTCACGCCCAACTTATCGGCAATTAACTGAGACACGATGGGCATCTGTTCCAATACCGATCGAAGTTCATCGCCGCGTAGGGTCCCAGACGACAAGCCCTGAGACAACTGAATCATGGCATTTGAAGCCTCAACGGCAGTGGATCCTCCAATGGTGACTGCCTTGGATAGAGTTTCCGTGAACCGCAGAGTATCCCGTTGACTTTTTCCCAGAAAATCAACAGCCCGTGCAGTACGACTATACACGGTAGCAATCGATTCGATGCTGGTACGGGATCGATTGGCAATAGCCGGAACCTCCGACATTGCGCGGTTGAATTGGTTTTCAGTGTGTGTTACTACCCGAATTTTGTTTTGCAATTCGGTGAAGCGATCCACCATGCCGATCAGCTCGCGTCCGAACTGTCGAAGTCGACGAAATACCAGATCGGCGACAAGAACGTTTAGGCTGGTACGCATACCCCCAAGAGCAACGGTGCCGGCCTTTGCTCCTTTTACGACAGCCTTTAGTCCCTGGGGTAAACCCGGATCAAAAAGTCCACGTTTACCTCCTCCTCCTCCGCCACCGCCTCCGCCGCCCCCCGTGGAAAAGAATGAGGACATTGCGCTTTGAGCCGATCGAAGACTTTGTGTCGTTCGACCGGATCCAAATGGGGAGACCTGCATGCCTCTGTTATTCAGCTGCTGCCGAACCGCTTGGCTGGCAGCACGCCCCATTCTTCGATAGGCTCTTTCCTGTTCAGCGGCAGATTGCTGAGCCGCCCGGGCGGATTGTCTGTACGC